CACCGGCCAATCTGCGACCGGATGTTTATCCGCAAGAATCCAGCCCTGGCCATTGCCGACTCGCATCCGTGCAAAAAGCGGCTGTGGCTCGATCCGCGCAATCACTTCAAAACCACCATAGACATTGCCGATCTCGTTCAGTGGATTCTCTGCTACCCGGACGTGCGCATCCTGATTGCTTCGGGCACCAGGGACAACGCCATCAAGATGCTCAAGGCGGTCAAGGCCCATTTCCAGTACAACGAGTATCTCCGCTACTTCTTCAAGGAGTTGTGCCCCAACGCCAAGAACGTAGAGGATTTCGGCACGCTGGACGCCTTCACCTGTCCTGGCCGCAAAGATAAGACTTTGCGCGAGCCTACCTGTTCGGTTGCTTCGCCCGATTCAACCGTGGCCGGCATGCACTATGAAGTGTTGAAGTTCGACGACCTGGTGAATGAAACCAACTCCCGCACCAAGGAAGGCATCGCCCAGGTCAACAACTGGTTCAAACTCACGAATCCGCTGCTCGAGCGCGGCGGATACCGCGACGTGATCGGAACTCGTTACGATTACAGTGATCTGTACGGGGAAATCCTGGGTGACAGCTTCCAAAAAGATTATTGCCTAGCCGAATTGCACAAGGATTATCTAGTTACCAAGCGGTCGTTTTTCCTGCCGGATGGTTCCGTGCTGTTTCCTGAGCGGTACGACCGGGAGTTTTACGAAGCAGAGCGGCGGGAAATGGGTTCCTACAACGCATCTGCACAATACCTAAATGAGCCGGTGCCGGATTCAAGCGCCTTTTTCCCGCGCGATGTGGTCGAGAAGTCCATGATCTCCCGTGACAAGCTGCCCAAGCAGCGCTCCTATTTCCAGACACTCGATCTGGCTGCCAGCCAGTCCGACGACAGCGACAACAACGCTCTGGTTACTTGCTCCGTTGGCTGGCTCAAGGACGCCAAAGAAGCCACGCTGTTTGTCGAAGATATTTATGCGGGGCACATCCTGCCGGAAACCTTGGTCGAGTATATGTACAAGAAATACGCCAAGTTCAAGCCCGCGCAGATACGCACCGAGGAAGTTGCGTTTACCGTACTGCTTAGGCCCATTGCGCACTTGATGGCCCCGCGTTTCGGCTTTCATCTGCCGCTGGTGTGGATACCGCGCGACACCAAGCAGAGCAAGGAAGCCCGCATTGCCGCGTTGCAGCCATTCTTCGAGCGCGGGCAGATCAGGATTGTTGAGGACTGCCCGCACCGGGACGCGCTGTTTAATGAGCTGGTACGCTTCCCGAAATACAAGCGCCGCGACATTGCCGACGCGCTGGCGGACCACTTGGCATTTCTGGAAATGTACAGTTACGCACCGGAGGAACAGAGTTTGCCGGAATTGACCAGCCGTTGCGGAAACCCGCGGTTGGGTCTGGTTGCTTGAAATAGGAGGACAGTGTGCATTTGAAAACAGCAAACTACAGCAGCAGCACCATAAACGAAAATCAAGTGGCCGCAGCGGTCACGGGGTCTAGGCACAAGGTCTATCGCCTGGTATTGCTTAACGGCGCAGCCAGCGCGATGACTGTCAGCGTCAAAGATGCCGCCAGTGGAACGACGCTGGGCACGTTCGCGCTGCCCTCGAGCATCGGCGGCGGCATTGTGCTGTCGGCAAACACCGATCAAGAACCGTGGTTTGAGACAGCGACCAGCGGGGCGCTGATTATCAACCAGTCTGTCGGCACGCTCGTTACCGGCTACGTTCAGTACCTCACAGTCTAATGTTGGCTTCTGTGATTCGTTACGCAAACGATGCCGATTGGCCCGATGAAGCAGCGGGGCCGCCGTCCGCCGCATACATCGGGAACAGCAATCCGCACGCCATTTTTCCAGCTATGGTGCTCATATCACTTCTCTTGTTTCTATCTTTCTAGCCTGCTTCGCGGCTTGCCTGCTGGCGCAGTTTGTTTTCCAGCGCGGCTGGCGCGGCTTTCGCCGCCTCGGCGTAAAGGCGGGCATTGCTGCGGGCGAAGGCGAGATGCGCTGCAATCACTGTGGCGTGACGCGGCTGGTTAGTCCATGCCGCCACGGAAACATCTGCCTGGCATGTTCAAAACTAGGTAAAGACTAGAATGGCTGATGCCCTCTTAAAACTGCCTGACGATTCAGCAAATACCGGGAAGCAGCTCGATACCACCAGCTTGACGGTGGCTGCCCAGACTGTCCACCGTGAGCGCATGACCGTTGCGGGCGCGACTGATGTAGCACTAGCTGCGGTGCTCAATGCCGCACCGACCACTGACTATGGCTTGGTGGTACGCGCCGCAGGCACTGCATTGGTGCGCGAGAATGACGGCACCAACTCTGAAACGACCCTCTTTGATCTCGATTCCGGCGGCGGCGCGCAATACGCGCAGGGCGTCAGTATTCGCAAGGCCGCATCCGGTGGCTCGGTAGAATACGGCACCAGCACCGACCCACTCCGCACCGATCCCACGGGCACGACTACACAACCTGTCAGCGGAACCGTTACGGCTAACCTCTCCGCCACAGATAATGCCGTGCTGGACACGATTGCAACTCCGGTTGCGACCATCGGTGCCACACCGCTGCAACGGGTCGCTATCTTCGACGCTGCCGACGCTCAAATTACCAGCTTCGGCGGGGGCACGCAATATACCGAAGATGCCGCTGCTGCCGCTGACCCGGTTGGCAACGCAACTATCCTGGTTCGTAAAGACGCTCCGGCCACAATCACCTCCCTGGATGGAGACAACGTGGCCCAGCGCGGCACCAACTACGGGGCTGCTTTTGTCCAGGTAGTCAGCTCTGCCGGGGCGCTGATTGACAGCTTCGGCGGCTCTGGCGGCACAGCCCAAGCCGACGAATCGGCCTTTACTGAAGGCACCACCACCATGACACCCATCGGCGGGGTGTTGAACGATACCATCGTCAGCGACCCTACCGAGGACCAGGCTGCTGCTGTCCGTATTACTGCCAAACGCGCTCTGCATGTCAACCTGCGAAACGTCGCAGGCACTGAAATAACCACCTTCCCCACCACCGGGGTAGCACAGGTTGATGCCTCTGGCGGCACCGACACCAATGTTGGTTACGACACCGGCAATCTCAACATGCCCACGCAGGACGTGGCCGGGATAATTGATGATGCGGCATTCACCCCAGCAACTAGCGCGATTCAGATGGTGGGGTTTGAGTTTGATGATGCCTCTCCAGACTCAGTTAATGAAGGTGATGGCGGCGCGGCCCGCATGTCCGCCAACCGCAATATCTACACCAATATCCGCGACAATGCAGGCAACGAACGTGGATTGAATGTAGATACCAACGGGGAAATCGGCATCGGGGCCATCCGTACCTCAGTCACACCCGGCACCGCTGCCGCCAACCTGGGCAAAGCAGAAGATGTTGCACACGCATCTGGCGACGTGGGTGTGTACGCACTGGCGGTGCGGGACGATACGCCCGCCGCGCACAGCGGCACAGACGGCGACTACGAATCACTGCATGTCAACGCCGACGGTGGTCTATGGGTCAGCTCCACCCCTTGCACCACCGGCGGACTGACAATCTTCCGCAGCCTTGACCTCGATGAGACTGAAGAAGAAGTTAAAGCCACTGCGGGGTGCGTCTTCTCTCTATGGTTCACCAACACCGCCACGTCAACGCGCTGGCTCAAGTTCTACAACGCCACTGCCGCCAATGTGACGGTAGGCACCACAACTCCTGTCCTCACCATCGGCTTGCCGGGTAACGCCTCAGACGACATCTCAGGCATGTTTGGCGGCGCGTATGGCTGGATGTTCGGCACCGCCATCACTGTCGCCGCTACAACCGGCGTTGCAGATGCAGATACCGGCGCTCCTGGTGCAAACGATGTTATCGTCAACATCGGTTATCGGTAGAGGATAAATGGCCTGGACAACTGAAATCATCGAGAAGACCAAAGACGCAAGGATGTTGGTGCGTTTTAGCGAGGACGTAACAGGCTTCTCTGCGGATCAGGTTATTGACCCGCGTTTCATAGACGCCGAGATTCGCGCGGCCATCATTCGCTATGACGCCTTAATCAGTAAGACCCTTGGCAGTTATACGCCAGCGCCGCTGCCCCCACCTCCTTCTCCTGATCCCGACCGCAGCAAACTAGACATATTCATCGCCCAAGTCGGCTTGCTGCGAAACTATCAAGAACTGATTAACATGGGCGGGTTGGCAAGCAATGACTCTGATGCTGCCGCGCTCCGTACACAGATTCGTGACTTCATCGCCACTAATCCAGCCATCAAGACCAAACTGGTGCGTAACATCTAATGGCTTTTAGCATCACCACAGCCACATCATCGCGGGCCTCCAACAGCGATCCCGACTCGGTGACGCTGCCAGCCAGTGTTTCGGCGGGTGATTTGTGTTTGGCGTTCCATGTTTCAGATAGCACACTGACGCGAACATTTCCTAGTCCCTGGGTGGAAATACTTGACCAAGCAACATCCAATCACAATATCGGCATAGCTTATCTGATAGCCAGCGGAGGAGAAACTGCCGTATCAGTTACCAAGAGCGGGACGGAGCGGTTTTCAGCTATTGCTATGCGTATCACTGCTGCCACGTGGCACGGCACAACAGCGCCAGAGGTTGCCGCATTTGCTACCGGCACAAGCAATGTTCCCAATCCCAGCGCCGTCAACGCAAGTTGGGGGTCGGAGGCTAACTTATTCATTGCGGTTGGCGTGTGGGACAGTTCTGACGGCGCAGTGACTGTCTCCGCATACCCCACAAATTATTCGTCCAACAACACGGCATCTCCGGTTATTAGCTCCTCCGGCCTATGTGCGCTTGGAACCTTTGAAACGACGGCTGCGTCAGATGACCCCGGCACGTTCACGATTTCCGCATCAGATGAATGGATGGGCGGGACTGTAGTAGTCAGACCGGCTGGCGGTGCGCCCCCGGCCTTTAGCCCGCCGCACAACCTAATGACCCTGGGAGTTGGCCGCTAATGGCTGGCACGTTCATCAACATTGACCAGGCCGACGGAGCGGCGTCTGCCGCCAGCATCGCCACTCCCGGCATCAGCCACACGGCAGGGAATTGGCTGGCAGCGTTTGTCTATTGGGAAGTGGACACTGGAACCGTTACCGGGGTCACCAACGCCGCTGGAGACACTTGGACGCAGGTAGCCGGTGCACTCACCCGCTACCCGGACACTTACGGCGGCTCTGTTGATGTCTGGGTAGTTGCAAGCACTATCGGGCACGCTACCGACGTGGTGACAGCCGCATTTAGTCCCAATCAAGGTAGCCGCGCCATCTTTGTCGCTCAATACTCCAGCGACAACGGCATTCCCACCACCAAAGAAACGATTGCATCCGGCCAAGATACCAACACCAGCATTACCAGCGCCAGTTTCAGTCCAGCCGCATCCGGCAACCTGAATATCTCGTTGTTGTTGTCCGACCCGCCCGATTTGACGTGGACAGCCGATGCTAACTATGTCAAACGCGGGGTGGATGGCGTGCACAACGCCTATCAAGACCGTATCGGAGCGCCTTCCGGGGCGCAAACGGCCAGTGGAACAATGTCAGCATCAGATCATATAGGCGTTCTAGTGCTGTCGTTTGTACCCACTGCGGCAGCGGGAGTACAAACCCCGCGAGGCTTGCAGACGGCCTTGGGACTGCAAACAGCTAGATTACTTCAAGTGCCGCTTGGTTTACAGGTGCCTAGATAATGGCCATAGGCGACGCTCCAGATAAACTGATCGCTCTGACCTACACAGACGGGCGCGCTCCCGGTGCTACGGACTATGAGAGCGAATCGCTCAAGCCCCCGGATCGCACTGACAAAGCCGATATTAAGCCTGCGCCGTCCAAGTGGACAGACGCCTTCGCGCTGCGCGCCGTACTGGCCGATTTCAGCAAGTTCAGCCAATTCAGGATGCAGCATTGGGACCAGCGATGGACGGACAATGACCGCATCCTGCATGCCAACGTCGAGCAGAAAACATGGCCCGGCACAGACGTTCCCCGCGCGAGCATCGGCGTAAAGCTCGAACAGCAGCAGCTTGAAAGTCTGCTGCCGTACTTGCATGAAGGCATCTTTTCCGCGCCCGACGGTATTTGGTTTGATCTGTTTCCGCGTCCGACTACGCCGCCGGATGCTGCGATTGCCGCCAGGGAGTTTATGGCGATGCAAACGGACTACGCTGAAGTGGAAGCGCAGTTCCAGCATGTGTTCCGATCGCTGGGGCATCACGGCACGGGCTGTATCAAGGTCAGTTGGTGCAAGAAGCGATACGACCGGGCGGAATGGAAGCCCGCCACGGTTGCGAACAGGAGCGGTTACGGCGGCCAGAGCACCATGCAGCGGAGCAGCTACACTGAATACCAGGGTTACCCAGAAGCAACCTACGTCAGCCTGCGCGATCTGTATGTGGACTCCTCGCTCAAGGTGCCGGATCTCCAGAAGGCCCAAGTCGTCATTCAGCGCGGATTCATAGGTTATGACGAACTACTGCGCATGGCCGAATCAGACAAGGACTACAAAATACCCGGCAAAGCAGAATTGCAGCAGTATATGTCCAGCAGGTCAACACCCAAGGAAGCTCCGGCAGACAGTGAGCGCCGCCAGTCGCTATCAGAGGCTGGGCAGACCGAGATTCACATGCAAGGCACGACCGACCCGGCCCGCGCTCGCTTTGAGGTGCTGGAATACTGGAGCCAGGACCGCTTCGTGGTTGTGCTGGAACGCAAATGGCTCATCTGCAACAAGAAGAATCCATACGGCTTCATCCCGTACCGTAGTTGCAACTTTCAGGACGTGCTCGATTCGCTCTACGGCAAGGGCTTGGCCGAGATTCTGGAATACGAGCAGATGCTGCAACAGGGGTTGATTAATAGTCACTTAGACGAAGTGGCGCTGATTATTCACGGGGCCTTAGTAGTGCAGGTTGGCTCCGTGCAGAACAAGAACGAACTCCGTCCTCGGCCCGGCCAGGTCATCTTTAGCACCAATGCGGAGACGGGCATCCGCGAACTGAAACGTTCCGCCGTCACGCAAGACTGGTTCATCGCCTTGCAGCAATCTCAGATGCGGGCGCAACAGTACACAGGCCTGTCCGACATCATCACGCAGGGCGCGCCTGGGGTTGCCAGTAGCGTCACGCGCACGGCCAGGGGCGTAAGCGCATTGGCTGGAGCTGCCCACAGCCGTATCCAGTACGTTATCGAACGCATCGAGAACAGGATGATCGTGCCCATGCTTGGGGACTTCATCAAGCTCAATAAGCTATTCCTCGATCCTCAGAAGCGTATCCCGGTGCTCGGACCAAATGGCGCGCAGGCGCTGTTTGATCCGTTGGCGATCCTCAACCACGAGTTTCGCGTTGAACTCCGCGCCGGGAGCAAGATGGCCGCTAAGTCCGCCATGCAGCAGACCTTGCCCATCGTGCTGCAAACCGTCATGGCGGCAATCGAGCCGATGCGGCAGCAGGGTGTAAAGACCAACATCCCTGCGATTGTGCGGGACATGCTGGAAGCCTATGGTTGGCGCAACCGCAACGATTGGTTTAAGGCCATGTCGCCCGAAGAAATGCAGGCCATGCAGCAGGAGCAGCAAGGCCCGGAAGTACAGAAACAGCAGTTCAAGGCGGAACGGGAGGAAGCGCGATTTGACGCGCAGCACGCCAAGATGGAGGAGCAGGCAGGGTTGGACATTCTCAAGGATGTGCTGAGTAAAGCCTTGGAGGGCAAGCCCGCCGCCGCCAACACGCTGCGAATGGCTCTGGCCTCGATAGGAGCGGAAGATGCCTGACCCCAAGAGCGTCAATCAAGCGTTGCGGTGGTTTCGCAACAAGCTGGGCGTTTACGGAATAGACGGAGAGATTCTATTCGTCGGAAAGTGGCAGGCATCATGGCGCAGGGATTTCCCATCCCACGTAATCCCGAACAGGAAAGCCAAGGCCATGCTGTCTCTTTATACCGATGCCGCCGCAGAGGCCCAGGCGAAGCTGGACCACCTAGCGATATATCTGGAAGTCACCACTGACGAAGTGCTGGCCGCACGCAAGCGCGTGACCCAGGCCGGATTCGGAGATGTGACTATCGAAGCCGACAACAAACAGCGGTATGTGATCGCCAGGAAGGTGGGCAGATGAACTTGCCATTCCTCAAGCCTCGTAGTGCCAGAAACGTTTCCACTACAGTGCCGCACGTCCGCCCGGCCGCTGATGACAAAGAGTGCGCAGAGCGAGCCGCTGCATTCATCATGCAGCCTTTTTGGCCGGAAATGCTGTCCATGCTGGCCGAGACAAGGGCGATGGCGCTAGAAGAAATGCGCAAGCGGCATGATACGTGGGATGAAGACGCCCGCGCCCTGGAGTATTGGCGAGCCATTGACGAACTGGCCATGCGCATTGAAACGTATCCGCAGTCCATCATCGAACAAGGAGAACAGTCGTGAGCGAGACAGCCACACAGGAACAAAAGAAAGTGCGCATCGAGATACCGGGAGTAGATGGCAGTGGTGCCCAAGTATTCGAGGGCGAGACCGAAACGGAAGTGCTTGGCAAGCTCCAGCAAGCCCAGGAGCATGCCAGCAAGAAGATACGCGAACAGCAACAGCAGTTGGACGATTTACAGGCCCGCTACACGCCAGCTCCAGCCGCACCGGAGGCCGATGGGTTTGATCGCAACGGTTACTTCAACGTACTGTATGAAGACCCGCGCAAAGCTTTCGACCAGATGTTTGAGCAGCGATTCGGCATGAGCGTCAAGGACGCTGCAACCGAATGGCAGAGCATGCGCGAGGCCAGCGACTTTATCAACGTCAACAAGGTTGGGCATGCGCTTATTGCCAAGCACCCGGAACTGCGCCAGGTGACGCCGGAAGACAGCAACGAAAACGCCAAGATGCTCGACAAGATCATGGCCGAGAACAAGTGGGAATACACTCTGGGCAACTTGGAAGCCGCCTACGCTGTGGCAACTACGCAGGGGAAGATGCGGCTCCCAGCCAAGCCGAATACGGAGGCCGATGTGCCGCCACATCCCCCCGCCACGCTAACCGGACATTCCGGCGGCGGGGAACCGGCCGACGAAAAAGAATTGCTGCGCACCATGAGCACTGACCAGGTGCGTGAGTACTACATCAACAAGCACAAGAACGCACAGCGCAGCACCTAGTTTTCTCCCCGGATTGGGGAACAGCCAAGGGCGGATTGCCCGCAGGCAGCAACAAACCCGACTCTACGGATTGTAGCGAAGGGCCAGTGAAGACCTCTAAAACAAAGGAGGCCATCAATGGCCTATACAGCAGCGAGCGTCTTAACTTCCAGCGCAACCATTGTCCACGACGCTTCGGCGTACTTTGACAGGGTAGCGCTGGACAACGTGAAGAAGGCATTACGCTTCACCACGTTATGCACACCCAAGCGCCTGCCCAAACAGAGCGGCTTGGTGCACCAGATGTTCCGTTATATCCCGTTTACCACAACCTCTGCTAGCATCACTACCGCCGGCACGCAGGGCGCTGTGGGAACGGGCTTGGCAATCACCAGCGAAACCGTACAGGCTACGATTGTGCAGTATTTCGACTTCGTAAACCTGTCGGACCTGTACGTTGAAACCATCATTGACAGCGACTCCGCGCAATCCATTGCGACTGAGATGGGCTACCGGGCCGGATTGGCCGTAGACATCATCACCCGCACTGAGTTTGATGCTGGGTCAGCAACTACCTCTACTGCACTTGTTGGTTCGGCATTGGGTGCAGCCGACTTCCGCAAGGCGGCCAGCCTGCTGCGGGGCACAGATGTACGGCCCCACACCGGACCCGACTATCTCTCGTTGTCGCATCCCTATGTCCAATATGACCTCATCAGCGACAACACGTCTGGCGGGTTCATTGACATCAACAAGTACACCGGCCCCAGCAATCCTGCGCTTTTTGAGGGCGAGGAACTGGGCAAGATTGCCGGCGTGCGTCTCGGCACATCCACCAACGTTGGAGTATCCGGCGAGGGTGCCACCACGAAGTACTGGACGTATGTGGTTGGCAAGGGTGCGGTTGCGGCGGTCAACCTGGGCGATGGCACCATCGGCGGCGGGTCTAACCCGAACGTCTGGGTGCTCGATCACAGCAAGGACAAGGCCGATCCGGCTGGCGTCATCAAGACCAGCATCGCGTACAACTTCAAGTTTGACGCGAAGCGTTTGCTGACCACCAATGACGTGGAGCGGTACAGGCAAGTTGCGGCAGACTCAACCATCGCCTCCTAGCTGGGGGTGGAGCGACCTGGGCGCGTCGTAAAACCGCCCAACATCTCCAAGGAGGAGACACATGGCTACCATCGGCACGATTACTCAGGCACCAACGGCTTTATTTGCACGCATGAGCGTTCAGGCGACTATCACGGCTGATTCCGTAGCGGCAACTGTCGTTGCCAATCAGACATTCACGGTTCCGGGGCTTACAACGGACATGATTATCTCTGTCGAGCAAGTTGCCCCGGCCACGAATGCCTGCTGTATTGGCGGGCGTGTGTCTTCTGCGGATACTTTGCAGTTGACCTACATCAACCCCACGGCTGCGGGCGTGACTCCGACTGCGGGAACGTACAAGATTCTCGCCTTCTGATGATACACATAGCCGAAGAAGGCTACAGACTTCGCGTCCAGCACGAAGCGCCCGCCTTCTACTGCACTGGTTGCCTGTACACGACCAAGCTACTACTGCCGCTGTGCCCCAAGTGTGGGCAGGTTGGCACAATGTTGCCGGTTGCAACGCCGGAGAAATATCACGACGAAACCAAGGCAATCAAACGGGCCAGGGCCGTGAGGGACTTTAGCCCCGGCTTCGACAGCACAGCTCCCGAAGCCCAGCACGGGCGGCTCATGCTACCAGGGCAGCTATTCCCTATTCTGCGTGCAGCAGTGTCGGGTCTAGTAACCAAACGCCAGCACAATTCGGCGCTTGGGCGGGACCAGTATTCCCTGTTCGTCCCGTTTCGCGGCAAGGTGGCAGACCAGATATTTCTCTCCCCGGCAGAGCAAATGGACAGCCTGCAATTCATCTGCAACTGCGAGGCGGGAGTAATGCCGGAGTGGGACATCATTCTCAAGAACCAAGACCAGGCACCGACCGGGCTTATTCGCGGCTGGCGCTCGGTGCTGGGCATTTTCTACAGGGCAGGCTTGATTCCCTGGGTGCCTGACGACGGACGGCGCAAGAGTGCTTGGGAGATACGCAATTCGCCAATTAAAGGAGCAACACAGTGAGCATGACACAAGAAGAAATCCTGCAACTGATCAATACGGTAGTAGCGGCTAATGCTGAGTCGCAGAAGGAGTTTGCACGTGAGCTGGCGCAGCAAATCGCCAATCCGCCGAAAACGGAAGAAGAACTCAAGGCACAAAAGGTTCTATGGGAAGCCCGCTGTGAAGCGGCCAGCATGGATGAAGCTGCCCGCGCACGCAAGCGGGACTTCTGCGTCCCGTCCATGACCGACCGGCCACATCGCAGGCCCATGAATATCTTTCAGGGTTTGCACGCTGGACAGTCAGTCATCGTATGGAAGATGACGCAATACAGTTCCCGCGACCCGGAAACCAAGCAGACACTTCTCAGTAACCCGACCCCAGTTGGCGTCTGCCAATGGTGCCTCACGGAGTTCAAGCCCGGCGACCCGGATTATGCCGAGGCATTGTCCTGGGGCACGAATCAGATGGCTCACAAGGCCGACATGAACGTGCATACGGGGGATTGGGCCTGATGAGCTACATAGACCATGACGATATACCGCCCTATCGCACGTTTCCGTTGTGGGCGAAAATCGCCGTTCCAATCCTAGCGGTGCTGCTTACGATAGGCCCGGTAGTTCTAGTGATATATCTGAGGTAGGCTGTGCTGAAAGTTTACTTCTTCGGCTCGCAGAATAACGGTTGTGGGTTTTACAGAATTTGGCAACCTGCCGCCGCACTGGAGAGGCTTGGGCTGGCGGAAGTGCGCCGGGAGCCTGACCAGCCTGGCGACATAACGGCCAATCGCGCGCGCGACATCTTCGATTGGGCTGATGTGGTGGTCTGCCAGAACTTTTCGGCGCTGTGGTCTGCCTGCATATTTGCTGCCGCCCGCGACCGTTGCGGCAAGAAGCTAATCGTGGACTTGGACGATTCAATCTGGGACCTCCATCCCATGAATATAACTAGAACGAAAGAAGGCAAGGCGCTTTCCAGGCATTTCTCGGATGACCCACACCTGTTTTGGAGAATTAGCGATGTCAGCCCGCAGGATTGGGAGAAGGTGCAAGCGACCGTGAGTGACGAAGATCGCCAGATGTCCGACAAGCCGCTCTACAAAGACGGAACGATACTCGAACTGGAACCTGGCAAGCGCATCTTCGCGCATCAGATAAGCGCCGACGCACTGTCCAGCGCACATTTTCTGCTAGGAGCTGCCGATGCCGTTACTACCACCAACCTACTTCTTGCAGATCGCATCCGCAAGAAATCTGGCCAGCGAAATATCCACGTCCTGCCCAACTGCCATACCGGAAGCGACTGGCCCATCAAGCAGCGACCCCCCAACGATGATGGCACTGTCTGGATTGGATGGTGCGGCTCCGTCAGCCACTATCCCGACTTCCGCGAGATTCTGCCAGTCCTGGACAGGCTGATGGCCAAGTATCCACAACTGCGCATTCAGGTGATGGGCAGCAGTTTTGATTATCTGTTCCCTCCCGCCAAGGATGCCAAGATGAAGCGCATTGGTGGTTATGGCGGTGATAACAACGACCTGGAGTGCTACGAATTTGACAAGAGCGGCGCACGGTATCCGGGCAGGATGGAGTTTCACCCACCCGTCCCCATCAGGGCATACGCCAAATGGATGTGCGACACCTGGCACGCCGACATCGGCATCGCGCCACTGGAAAATCATCCATTCAACGCGGCCAAAAGTGAACTGAAGTGGGTTGAGTATTCGCTTCTAGGAGTGCCTACCGTAGCCAGCAAAGTGGGGCCATTCAAACGAACGATCAGGCATGACCAGGACGGAAAGCTGTGCGGCAGTCCGAAGGCGTGGGGCTACGCGCTGGAGGAACTAATCGAATCGCCCGAACTCAGGCAGTCGCTGGCTGCCGCAGCTCACGCACGGGTGCGCACCGACTACGACGCCGACAAGCAAGCGCATCGCTGGATACAGAGCTATGAGAGTGTTGTTCACGAATCGGATGCTGGCCAGCCCTGCGGGTACAGAAACGCAGACCTATGCGCTGGCAGTGGAACTCAAGCGGCTGGGGCATGAGGTTTGGTGTTATTCGCCAGTGCTGGGCATGACAGCCGAACGGTTGGGTGCGGCCGGCATTCAGGTGCGCGACAAGTTGCAATTCATTGATAAGCCACACGTGATCCACGGACAGCACACAGAGGCAGTACGGGCGTCCCAATTCTTCCAGGTGCCGTGGATATTCGTTTGCCACGGACCGGAGCACGAATTGGAGCGCCCCCCGGCGGGCGCGAATGCGTATGTGGCCGTCAGTCACGAGGTTGCCAGAATGATGCCGTGCGCCTCCATTATCGCCAACTCTATAGACCTAGATAGATTCGCATTCTGTCCCACGGGCACCAAGCCGGGAAAGACGCTCCGTCTCAGCCATCACACAGGTGCGACGCCGGTATGGGACGTAGAACGATTGATCCGCGATGCTGACGTTGTGGTAACAATTGGCCGTGGCGTGTTGGAAGCGGCGGCGATGGGCAAATACGTTGTGGTGTGTGACCGTGGCCGCATGGATGGACTGTTGACATCGGAGAACTTCACGGAGTTAGCGTCCTGCAACTTTTCCGGCAGGCGGCATGGACTCGCGGACACGCCGGAGAATGTGGCGCTGCAAATCACCGCGCACAAAGCGGCTGACTTACAGGCGATACGCAAACGGGTCCAGGCGGACCATGATGTTAAGGCGGCGGCGTTGCGATACGTCGCTGTCTATGAACGGGCGGCGGGAACGCAGGTATGACAACCGTACTGTTGACGGGCGGGGCTGGATTTATCGGCTCTCACATGGTCGAGCATCTAGTCGTCAACACAGACTGGAACATTGTTGTGCTGGACCGCCTGAGCTATGCCGGATCACTTGACCGCCTAGCGCAATATCGCGCCCATCCCCGCGTGCGATTTCACTTTCACGACATACGGGCGGCACTGCCGTCTCAACTGCTGAAACGCCTGGGCGAAATATACTTCATCATCCACGCGGCCGCCGAGACGCATGTTGATAACAGCCTGGCCGATCCGCTCCCATTTATCGAGACGAATGTGCTGGGCACCTACAATGTGCTGCAAGCGGCCCGGCAACTATCCGTGTCGCGCTTTGTCCACATCAGCACAGACGAGGTATTCGGCCCGGCCCCGCGGGGGGTGTACTATGCCGAGGAAGACAGCCTTTCTCCGTCCAACCCCTACAGCGCATCCAAGGCTGGGTCTGATTGTCTGGCGATGGCCTGGGCCACAGGCTACGGCCTGCCGGTCGTGCTGACCAGGACCATGAATAACTTCGGGGAACGGCAACATCCCGAAAAGTTTGTGCCACTGGTCATGCGGGCTGTACTGTGGGGCGAAACAGTTAGGATACATGCCAGCAGTGAGGGGGCCATTGGAAGCCGCAAGTGGCTGCATGCCAGAAACCACGCCGATGCAGTGCTGCACCTGCTAGTCCGTGGCGCGCTGGGCAAATATCACATTGGCGGCGACGAACACTCCAACCTGTCCATTGCCCAGGCCATCGCGGACATCATGGAGAAGCCGTTAGCCTGCGAATTGGTAGATGCTTGCCTGAACCGGCCCGGCCACGACCTGCGCTATTCGCTGGATGACAGCAAACTGCGTGCAACCTGGACTCCGCCTGTGCCATTCGCGGATTCGCTGCGCCGGTGCGTGCAATGGACGATGGCCCACAAGGAATGGCTGGAGGGATAAATGGCATCCACTAAACTGGTGAGCGATGCCGTAACCCGCGCCCAAAACGAACTCAAAGGCATCACCCTGAGCACGACCGATGCGCTGGACTTCGCCAATGAGATATATCAGATTGTGGGCACCGCTACATTCTTTGACTGGCGGCTCGCCACCGGAACGGCGTTTGGCACTACTGCCGGCACACAGGACTATGCCAATGTCCCAGCAGACTTTGCGGCACTCAAGCAGGACCGGGCATATATCCAAGACGATTCAGTATCCACCAATCCACTTATCCCTCTAACTGTCTTTGAGTCGCTTCCGACGGCAACGCAGCCGCGCAGCCGCCCGCTATATATCAGCGTCGAAAACGGAAACTTCCGGCTATTGCCAGTGCCTAACGTCACCCGCAGCGGCAGCGGACAGTGGGCCGTCAAGTTCGAGTATTGGAAACGCCCCAGCAGGCTTACCACGGTGGATGACGATTTTGAGTTTGACGATGTGTGCTTCGAGACGTTTGCGGCAGGCATGATTGCCAGGGTCGCACAATTCTGTGATGACGACCGCACGGGAGAATGGCTGGGCAAGGATGCCTCGGGGCAATATCGCGGCACCGGACTGTGGGGCCGGTTTGCCGCCCAACTCAACAACATGCTCACACAGGAAACCGTAGCCAGCGGGCAGATCGTGTACGCGCCTGCGTCGGGCTTGCTCAGAGGATAATATGCCATTAGACCCCAGCGGAAGTTTTGTCAGCACAGATGGCGACAACATGCTGCGCGGACTCTACCGCGACAACAGCGATCACGTCACGGTGGGCACGGGCGAGGATGATCTTGCCAGTACCACCGTCACGGCTAATACCGTCGGTGCAACAGGCACCTTATTTGTCACCGCCGCCGGCACCACCACCGCCGGCAATGAAACCAAAACCATCAAACTCTACCTGGGCACCACTGCAATCGCCACCGTGGTTCGCGCCACTACCAACGCGCAAGATTGGCTCATCTGGGCCAAGATCAGCAATACTTCCGCCAGCGCACAGCGGATCGAGGTCATCTACTCGGTCACCGATGCGGCAACATTGTCTTTTGACTACATCACCGCAGCCGAAAACACAGCCACTAACCTGACGCTCAAGATTACAGGAACCTGCTCGACCGGCACTGCGGTCATCACGCAGGCCAAGTTTGAGGCTTTTATAGTGCAGATACAATGAAACCCTTTCCTGCGAAACTGTACGTGCTGCGCAAGGCAGCCGAATCCGGCCAGGAAGACACCTTCACCTTCCACGAATCCGAGGTTACGGTTGGTGCGCCCGTTGACGGCGTGGCCGAGATGGCTACCTACACGCTGGACAAGGTAGAGGACGTGCAGCGCGTCATCACGCTGTCCAAGAAGGCCAAGCCGTAATGGCGCTGCGTAACGCCCAACAGCTCGACATCACCGACATCCTGCTGCGGGACAAGACTGACGGCAATCCTTTTACGTCCGGGCCGGAAGGCGGAGCGTTGGAGAACGCCTACATCGACCAAGGCAAGCTGGTGCGGGCGACATTTCAACCGCAGTTCCATACCAGCGCCTCGGACGATCCGGTGTGGGCAACCAAGGAGTTCAACTTCGCCCGCGATGGTGCCACAGAGAAACAGCTTCTCATCTTCAAGTCCAACGGGAGAATCTATCGCAGGCGGGGCGGGGAGGAGTCGCAAATATACCCCGCAACTGACGTGCTGGCATCCGGCAGTTCACCGGATTCAGGATTTGCCAGCACCGGCGGCACAACGGCAGGAAACGGCACCGATTGGTCCAATCCCACCAATATTCAAGGTGCCGCAGATGCAGTCTACGCCACGTCTGCAAGCACTGGCAGCGGACTTAGTTCCGGCCCTAACTTCCCAGATACCGCCGCAGACCAGGGAGATGCCGCCGATCCGTGGACCAGCACTGGAAATGTCGTCTCTGAAAACGGCAGTGGAGCGCTCAATAGCTTCAATTCAGAAGACACCACAAATTGGCTGCACATCACCGATTATGACTTTGCCATCCCCGCCACTGCGATTATCACAGGGATTGTAGCAACAGCCGTTTATAAGACGACCAGCGGAGACGCCGGTGAAGACGTAAAGTTAAGGCTGCAACTAATTAAAGCAGGTGCCCGTGTAGGCAGCACAGAAAGCACTCAGCACGGCGCAGCAATGGCAGCATTCCAGAACTTTGGAGGCGGCGGCACTGCTGATATGTGGGGTACCACATGGACGCCCGCGCAAATCAATGCCGTTGACTTTGGCGTTGCAGTACGGGATGAGGGCCAGGAGGTTGCTCCTGACGCCGAGAGTATAATCACGGAACTGGATACCGTCAAAGTCACTGTCTATTACAGCAACCCCACGACGGACCGTCTCAATGCAACCAACTTCGGACTTGGGGCGTCTGGAGAGATAACCGGCATTACCGTCAAAGTCACCGGCAAGATAACTGCAACCAGCGGCTCACCCGACAGCACTATGACCGTGCAGTTACTTAATGCGGCCGGGGCATTGGTTGGCACAACCTTCCAGAAAGACTTCACCAGCACCTCAGACATTGAACTAATATTCGGCGGTAGCACAACCCTGTGGGGTGCGAGTTGGTTAGCTGCGAATGTAAATGATGCCGACTTCGGGGCGGCTATCATCATCAGCAAGGATTCATCCCCGGCGGGCTTGGTGACTTACAGCATTGATTCGGTGGAAATATTAGTGGCCGTGTCATCGGGGGTATCCACGCTGGCATCTCTATTTACACGCAAGCCCGCCGTGGCTCAGATAGCCAACCGCCTGCATGTCAGCGATGGACTTATTTATCGTATTTGGGACGGCTGGAACTGGTTTGTCGGTGGACTGACCAAGCCCGCCAGCACTCCCACGGTTAGTATCAGCGGAACGGGACTGACTGGCGCGTATCAAGTGGCCGTAACCGCCTTACACATCCGCAACAACGGCAGCGACGTTCGCATCCACGAATCCAGCCGCTCACCGATCAACACCGCAACCCTGGCATCACTGGCAAATCAGGGCTTTACTGTGGACAAGCCAGGAGACTTGCCCGCTCGCGCCACTCACTGGTCCATCTACATGAGTGAGGTAGCGGGGAGTAGCGTGCTGCGCCGCGCAGCTACGGTATCAGTGAATACCGCAACAAGCACCGCCATCAGCGCGAATCCCAGCGGCACATCCCCCACTGCGCCCATCCGCAACGACCCAGTTCAACCGACCCGCATCCTGGCCCAATGGAAGAATCGTATCGCCATGCGGAATGAAGCCGCACTAGATGAATTGTGGTTCGACGCGTTTGGTGAGGTGACTGGACTGTTGAACGGCGCCGGAGATGAATGCTTGCCGGGACGGGATACCAGCAGCATCAGTGACCTGGTAAATCACTGGCGCATCCCCGATGGCGGGCAGCCTATGCAGTGCGCGGTCTACCATAATCAGCTTCTCTACGTCTTCACGGATCGCAACGGCTTCTACATCGAGGGCGAAGGTTCGCTGCTCGATAATACCGGACTACGCGACTTGCGCCCTCAGCGGGCGTTTTCCTTTGGTGCAG